CTACTTCATTTTAATAAAACCAAATTGATCCAAGGGGAGCACTCTAAAAGAGATAACTCCCTTAATTTGTTTCTCTGCAATCAAACCAAATTTCCGACTATCTTCCATATTTTGTCGATTATCATTTAAGATCAAATAAGATTTTGCTGGAATTATATTTGTATTTGATTTGGTTAATGTCTGAATAGTAAAGTCATGAGTGAAATAGCCTGTATTAGTAGCCTTCGCTAAATATTTTTCCTTATCTTTCGTTAAATAATCTTCTGACTTAATTTTATTATTTAAGTACAGTACATCATCCATATAAACGACAGAGTCATTTCCTAAACCAACGACACGTCCGACATATTCTTTTCCATCCACCTCATACAATACAAAATCATCTCTTTTGATTTTTTTGTTCTTATTGGCAATAACAATATCTCTGTCTTTCAAAAAATGATTCGCATCTTTTGCGGTAATGCCATATGGTGTAAAAATAAAAATTCGCAAACAAGCGATAATTATTACAATGACGGATAAAATAATAATGTTCCTAATTAAATCTCTCTTTACCATTCTCTCTCCTCTTCTTTTATTTATTATATCATGTTTTCAGAAAATAAACAAAGGCGGAAAAAGTAAATTGCTATTCCTATTTTTATCTGCAACTAAAAAACCTACCAATCAAGCTAGAAAAACGTTGATTGATAAGCCTCTTTTCTTTTAGTAATACAAATTAACGTACTGTACGGGTACGTCAGACCATTAAATAATAAATGTGTAATAAGCTAAAATCGCATAAAATAAGTGTTTAATGGCAATAAACTATATTGTATTTTTATGATAAAACTGCAAAAGTTTCAAACTTATGCCCCTTATTTGCCCCTTCTTTTTGCATTTATATAGCATTTTAAAAATTTCCATTACGAAGGACATTTTCTGAAATTTCCTCCAACAAGGAAACAAACTGACAATTGTACAAGCCCGCTATTTCCCCCCAATAAATTTTCTCTACATTTCTCCTCAACTCTACAGCTTTTTCAAAAGTAGCACTAGAACCTAAGTGTTTTTTAATTTTTTGAGCAAACAAAAAAGCCCTTAGGATTTTTCCTAAGAGCTTAGTTTATCTTAATTTACTCTATAAGTTACGCCTGCATAAATGAGGTCGCTTGACAATCCATTTAGTGCTTGAATATTTTCTACCGTTGTGCCATATTGAGCAGCCATGCCAGAGAGGGTATCTCCCCATTGCGCTGTATGGTAAGACACATTTTGAGGAGCCGATTGTCCTTGTCCCATCAGTTTTAGAACTTGTCCTACATAAATGTAATTCGGATTGCTAATTCCATTCAGAGCTGCTAACTGTTGATAAGTCGTGCCATATTGAGTGGCAATTCCAGAAAGGGTATCTCCCGGCTGTACCGTGTATGAGCCAGACTGCTGAACAGTTGGAGCTTCTGCAGGTTGGCTATTAGTAGTAGAGATAATCTCTGCGTTTCGCTTGTAAATCCAAGAGTTAATACCAGCTAACAACACTTTATCACCGCTTACTTCTGTTACTTGATAAGACCGACCCTTGACCCAATCAGGAATCCCTTCTCCTGTCGCCCAGTTGGTAGCCGAGAAATTAACCTTGACTGTGTCGCCGACTTTAATATCACTTTTTGGTGTATTGTCAGCTTTTTCTCCCTCTTTGATAGCTGGTGTCTGTGTTTTAGGTGTATTCTTACGACCGTAACCATTATCTGTAATACCTGTCAAGTCTACATTACCATCAAGTCCACCAGCGATGTAAGTCGACGTAAATTGAAAGATAGCAATTCCCGGAAGAGATGGGAAAAAGTTATAATTTGGTGATGGCGTCACATTGTAATCTGGATAAGCTCCAATCCACAAAGAATTTGGAAATTCGGCTAAAATCCGATTGTAATCCACATGGGCAACTGTATAAGGCTTGTATGAGTAGTACATTGGCGTATAGCCTGCTGCTCTAATCATGCGCATGCCATGTAAGATGGCGTTTGTATTTGCTTCTTTGCTAGCGCTCGCTCCGCTCTCATAGTCCAGAGCTACGATTGAGCCTTTCGGTGTCTGTACCTGTGGTAAGAAGTTTTTAAGAACTTGTTCACCCAAAGCAGCATTGCCACCTACTTCATACCAAACGTAAGTGTGAGCACGTTTTCCTTGTGCAATAGCACTTGCTACTTGCGTTTCATACGTTGATTGGCCGTACATACCATATGCATTGATACCGCCAATTTGAATGATGGCAAATTTATCATGACCATAACCAAAAATACCATTCGTACCTTGATAAACAGACCAGTCTACGCCTTGATCGCCTACTGCTGCTTGTGCAATAGTAGGCGCGATAAAACCAAGAACGAGTGCACCGATAGCTAAAAGCTGTTTAATTTTATTTTTTCGTGTCATCCGTTGTGTCTCCTTTTTTATTTTTAAAAGCCAATTCGTAATAACCAATAGCTGACAAGCCGGCAATTAGTCCGCCCCAGCCATAAGCTGCATAGTCCCCATGCACAATGGTTGCAGCGTATGCAATCCCTACAATAATGCCTAAACCAAGAGCTAGTGCAGATACTTGCTTGCCATCTAGCTTGAATTGTGTTTTAAAGACATTTACAATCGCTGAAATGATTGGGGCAACAATGCCCGCTGTAATTAAAATTTGTTGCATCTTATTTCTCCTTTTCAATTTTGCTTTCGAGCTTATCAATTTGTTCGTCTAAAAAATTAGTTCTTTCTTCCAATCGATAAGTCCGTTCAACTATGCTATTGTGTTTTTCTACTTTCTTCTCTAACTCTTGTATTCGAAAAGTAGTTATCTTAGCGCTCGTCACAATTCCGCCAAATGTACCAATTAACGTTGTAACAATTGGCACAACAGCATTTACAACATCAGGTGCCATATGTCCTCACCACCTAATCTATTCTTGGCATAACCGTTGCACAAGCTCCCTTTTGAAGCAACTCTTGCAGTGGCTGCCCTTTGTGCGTCCAGTTATCCAAAAATTTCAGAATGACAGGCGTACCTTGTGGATATTTAGGATTCGTATCAAACGGATAAGGTGCGCTAACAATATCGCCAAAGCCATATCGGACACCTTCGGTAAGTTGTGGCAAAAGTGCTGCGACCTTATTATACAAATCTTGCTGCATGCCACCTTCTATAGAAATTGCAAGTAGAATCAAGACATCTGTCAGTTTAGAAGTACGTTCTACTATATCTTTGTTTTTATTTGTCGTATCCGTTGTTTTATCTAGCTTCTGTTGCATTTCTGCGATAGCGCCTGTTGGATCAAGTTCAGTCGCTACTAGTTTCAAAACCGCTTCAATTAAACTTTCGTCATTATCGTTCATGTGGTCTCCCTCCAGCACACGGTCATAAGCCGTGTAAGGCTCGTCACAACGAATAGCGATAAAAGTCTTGTTTGCTTCGCGTAAATATTTATTAGCTACTCTAAATTTCATTTGTACCCTCCAATTTCATTTTTGCTTCATCAAAAAGTTCTTTCAACGTTTCGTCTGAAGCTAACACAGCGTCAAAATGAGTGATTTGTTGTTGTAGCTGTTCTTTTTCAGTTTGCTCCTGAATGAATCGCGCTTTGAACTCTGCTGCTTCTAGCGCTTTGTCACCGATTTGATTTTTCAAATCAGTAAACATGTAAGTGTATACGTTTTCGTTCATTTTCCCCACCATTCTTCTTGTGAATCCCAACTTTTTTTTAAGTCTGTTTTATCTAAGATAAAATCTACGCATCTTTTTAACGTATAAATAGAAAAGCCTTTTCCATTCTTACCTGTCAATAGATCGTCTTCTGCACCAAGAAATATTTTTCCCTCGGTGTATAAATATATTTCATCTCCAGATTTTATTGCTATTGTCGAACCTTTCGATTTCGAGGTAGTGTTAGTAATTGAAATTGTTGCTTCCCTCCGAGGATCAGAACCGGTTGAATCTTTTATATTCCCTGCTTGTAAAGTAATTCTTATGGCTTTTTCGTCTTTGTAAATACTATTAGACATAGAGAACATACCATGTGGATAGCCACTTTTTTTTCGTAAAATACTCGGTTCGGTATCAGAAAAAATAATATCTCCAGTTGTTAAATCAAAAGTAGTTGCATTGTTTAACGATTTTAAAATACCGCCTTTGATTTGCGTAGCGCTAAAGTCAATTGTTGACAATTTATTGATAAACGCTTGCTTAGCTACCAAATTGTTTAACAAGGCATCATCCGCAGTCAACTTGCGAACGAGAGCATAATCTACTTTTAATTCAGCAGCTGTTACTGCGTCTGCTGCCAGAACTTCTGTCGTCACTGCTCCAGCTGCCAAATGGGCAGTTGTAATTGTATTAGCTGCTAAATCACGTCCAGTGATAGAACCATCCACAATCAAATCACCCGTTATGCGCATAAGTTTTGTAATGGCTTCGATGCTTTCAGGATTTTGTACAAAAAGACTGGCAATCGTCTTGCCATTAACGACCTTACCTGTGCCAAAACTGATTTGTCCAGGTGTGATATTAATATCTGTCTTTTTCACCATTTCACCGACAGAGGATTGAAGTTTTTTAAACTCACCGTCTACCGTCTGCTTGTACTCAGCTAGTTTGGTTTCAGCATCTTCCTGAGCTGGGCTCCAGTCGGTTGGAATGGTGCCTGTCTCTAACTTAAATTTGATTTCGTTTTTATTCAATGCCCTTTTATCCAGTGAGATAGCAATATACTTTGCGGCTGCTGGTACTTGCAAAAGCTGTTTAAAATACCCATTGAACCAAAATGTACTATAACCATTCGCTAGAGGTTGTTTCGTTTCATCAAAATACTGGATTCCTACCCAATTCTTTTTCTCGATTGACCTTAATTCCCAGACTTGCAAACAGTAGTTTTTGTTTTTAATTTCAATCAAATTCGAGTAGATATAGGCAGGATCTTTTTTAAAGTCATTTTGGTAATAACCACCCTCGTTTAAATTCGCATAAGCTAGTAAGTTGTTTCCGCCAATTACCAGCTCCTCGAACCGCCTCGCAATCCCTCTTATGTCTTCTGTGTGTTGAGATTTCGCAACATAGCTTTCAGATACTTGTTTGCGCAGCGCTTCGGTGCTGCGTGCTGTCTCTGTGCGTGTGTACTGCTCTAGCTGCTCTTTGCGCTTACCGTCACCAGCCACATAAGATTTAACGGCGGTCATGTCTGTTTTTAGACCTTCAGCAGTTTTCTCAAATGTAGCACGGGCTGCAGTGATTTGCTCGTCTGTATCTTCTGGAGCAGGACTCCAGTCAGTCCTAATCGTCCCCTGTTCAACCTTGACTTCCCAGACTTTTTTGCGAGCATCCTTGTGATAAGTATTGACTCGCAAACAATAAATTCCGGTCGGATTGTTCCAGATGAATTTGGTACCGGTCGTTCCTGTATCTGGCCCTGAAACTATTTGTGTTACTGTCCACGACTTATTCAAAAACCAAAGAATGACATTATCACTTTCTATCAATGACTGGTGGTTATTAGAGAATATACCATCAGTTTTACCACTGATAATATATTGCTTGCCTTCTTCGAGATATATTTCAGATGCATAGAATACTTGCCAATTATCAAAATTCGATGGATTTCTATCAGGTTTAAATTCTCCCTTTGAACCTTTTAGTAAATTCCGCCCGCCAACAGAAATTCGGCTAATCTCCTCACGTATCCTGCCGGCTTCAGCCGTGACCAGCGACTTATCAGCCTTATCTTTCGTTGCATTGACAATCTCTTGTCTAATACCAGTCGCTCGCACTTCAAACTCAGCCGTACTGAGCTTTTGCGCAAGCTTATTCTGCGTGTCGGTCTCTAATGACTTGACGGACTGCTTAATACTATCAGCTAGTACATTAACCGCGCTGGCGTCAGCCTTGGTCTTAAGCCCCTCGGTTAAGCGTGTCACACCCGCTTCTAGTGAATCAGCACGTTGCTTAAAACTAGATTCAACTGCAGTGATTTGGCTATCGATATCTTCGGGTGCTTCTGAGTAAGCTGTATCAACCGTTCCAAATTCAAATTTAGGCATCCAAATCCAAATAGTGTCAGCTTGATTAAGTCTAAAAAGCCATTCGTTAGTCGCCTGCTTGGCGTTTTTTGTTGCGCTTCTAGGGATTTTTACTACATAATGTTTAATTTCAGTTGTTAAGCTCGCGTTTTGATTATCTGCGTAGCCCACATTTCCCAATCTTGATAAGAGGATTGTTCCGTTTTTAGCAGATTTTGCATAAAAACTAATAACCACATCTCGGTCTGTTGCACTTCCTGCTACAACCTCGCCAAACATTCCTAGAGCTGGATAGGTGATTTTGGGATTATTCCCATCTTTTTCTACTGGATCTTGTCCGACAATCTTCAAGGCGCTATGACCTAGATACTTATTGGCACTGTCAGTGCTTGCCGCATAGGTGCTAGTCGTCCAAATACCAGTCTTTTTGATGTCCTGCTTAAAAAGCGAATTTAAAAAAAATTCCGACCACCAACAGAAACACTGGCAATCTTGCTTAGCAATTCTCGTGACGTTTGCTCAACATAAGACCGTTCCGCTTTACCATTGGTTAAATTCGTCAATTCAGTCAGCTTGCGTGTTGTGGTCTGCTCATAGGTTGCCTGAGCGGACTTCACGCCTGCTAACTCTTCTTTAGTTTTAGTTAGCGCTTGTACCTGCTTGTTGATTTCAATTTCGGCTTGACTTTGTTTAGTTTGAATACCAGCTAAGTCAGATTTCAACTGCTTGGTAGTTGCTTCTGAATTGCTTTGTAAATTCGTTAGCTCTTGCTTAACTTCGTTAATTTCAGCATTAGCATTCGCCAGCCCTTGATTAAAATCTTGCTTGACTTTCTCAACGACTTCGCTTTTCGTCTGTTGTAGCTTTTGCTCGATAGACTGATTGATTTCAGATTTAACTTGTTCAGCTTTAGCTTTCGCTTGCTCGATGCCGGTCTTTATCTCATCTTTCAAATCTTTTTGCTTTTTATCAAACTCTTTTTCAGCCCATTCAAGCTGTTGCTGTACTTCTGCTCGCATGTCAGTTGAAACTTGATTGATTCGGCGTTGAATAAAGCCGCTATAGCTATACTGTGTATCACTACCCGCTTTACTATCCGCACTAATACGAGACGACAAACCACCTTTAAAACTAAAAGATTGGCTTAAAACAGGAACTTTGAAAATTTCGTTTTTATTCGTCTTAATTGTGACCCACTGACCTACTTGTAATTTCAAGTGACCTTGATAATTTAGGTTAAATGGATAATACTTCAGATTTTTCAAATCATAGTACAAATCATCTAGTATGTTTTGGTTCATAAAGCTGTTTTCCAACTCTAGAGACCGCCCAGTTCGCAAGCCAACAGTCAAAACTTCTTTATCTGTCTTTTTACAAGTGATACCAGCAATTTGATATTCTGTTTCACTCTTAGTCAATCCATGAAGAAAATAACTATCGGCTGTGATAGTAATGCCGGATTCTGTCAAACCACGAATTTCAAGTTTTCCATCACGATTGAAGAAAGCAGAAAAGCCAAGCAACTGAACTGCTTGACTTAACACTTCTCTAAATGTGATGTCTTTCTTATCTGGCTTTTTAGGAATGTGCTGCTGAATCGCACGCAAACCCAAATTATCCGTTTGTAAGTCTACACCCGTTTTTTCACAAATTTCGCGAATCACGTCGCGAATCTGCGCAGGATAGTTCAAAACAGAAACGTAAGGTTGATTAAACTTAAACATACCATCCATAAGTTCAAGTTCAGTCTTGCTTCGATTTCTATCAATCTTTATGTCGTTGATGAAATACTCACCCATCTTAACCCATTCATACGTGTCATCGACTAGCAAACCAATTTCTGGATAAATTTTATCCAATTTTTTGAAAGTAGTGATAATACTTGAAAAGATGATTTTACCAGAACCAGCACAAGTGCCTCCCGGCTTAAATGTGTCACCAGCAATATACCCATAACTAAAAGCGGCTTCGTTGATGTCGCTCGAATTATATTTTCCTACTCGAATTGCAAGAGTTCGGTCTCTTGCCAGCATTGCTTGTTCAAACGTTGTCATAGATCCCTACCTCTCTATTAGATTAAATTTCAAACCACTCCACGGCTTGAATTTATTTGTAAACGTGTACGCTGGTGATGTTCTATCCCCAACATAAAAAGTACCTGTCGTCTGACCGTTGATAGGGTCTGGATAGCTAACACTAAAGAAGACTCCAGATACTGCATTAAGGATTTGCGAAATTTCAGCTTGTGTCAACTGTCCCCACTCGCATTCGAGTTTTCGTTTCGTGGTAATCCGATCGCGTACCATGTCACCATTAGCGTTACGACCCGTTTCGCCATCCACGTCTTGAATACCAACTTGAAAAGATTTAGGAGCCACAACAGCGACTCCATTTAATAATAGATTACTCATTGCACCTCCTAAATGTTCAACAGGATTTGTCCTGCTCGTTCTTGCTCTTTGTTAATTTCTTGGATAGCCACTCGACCAAATTCATGACCACCAATTTGAATCACGATGTCACCATTACCAGTAAATCTGCCCGATTGTGGAAGAATCCCACCAAGTGCATTAACAACTGCACCACTCACGACACGTCCCATCGTTTGCAAAAAGCCTGTATTTTCAAGCGGAACGACCGCTTCCTTACCAGCTTCACCAATCATGGCGACTGTCGGGCTGTCTACAATACCTCCACGGGCTAATCGTGGTAGATAAACGCCTCCAATATAACCAAGCGAAAAAGGCAGTGGTAAGCTATTGATAACACTAATTGCATCATTTATCATGTCAATAAAACCATTAACAATATTCTCAATAGTTCCTAACACGGCATTAACCGCTCCACGGAATGCCCCACCGACTGCATCTCCGACCGCTTGACCAGCGTTAACGAAAATACTTTGAACCGTATTCCAAACTCCACTGAAGAACGAACCGATTGAACTGAACGCGTTTTGAACTGCGGAATAGGCTTGCCCAAAAACACTACCAAACCATCCTGCAACATTACTCAAAGCATATGTCACATCGGACCACCTTTGGCCGAACCAAGAACCCAATCCAGAGAATATGTTCGTTAATCCATTCCACGCTTCATGGAATTTTTGTGTAAACCAATTTCCAACAGATTGGAGAGCATTCTTGATGTCATTGTAACGGTCCGTGAACCATTGACCGATATTTTGGAAAATATTAACAATTCCGTCATACGCTTGTTTAAATTTTTGAGAGAACCAATCACCGACTGAAGCTAAAGCATTTTTAATATCGTTATATCTATCAGCAAACCATTGCCCTATATTAGAAAATGTAGTTGTTACAGCGTCATAAGCTTTTTTAAATTTTTCAGAGAACCAATCAGCAATAGGTCCAAAGATTCCATGAAGGATTTCGAGCACTCCCTGCCAAGCCATTTCCCAATCACCAGTGAAGACTCCGACTATAAAATCAATTACACCTCTTAGAATCTCGAATAACTGACCTAAGATGTCAAAGATTAAACCTAAAGTTTTCAGGAAATCGTCGCCTAGTTTTTCAATAATTGGCGCAAGAATAGGCCATACGTTAGCCGCTATCCATTCAAATAATGGCTGTAGAATTTCATCCCATAATTTTTTAAAGGCGTCATACATTCCGCCTAAGGATTCACCGATTTTATCGATAGCAGGTTTAATATGCTCATCGTAAACTGCTTTAAAGCTTTCACCAAATTTTTTTATAATTGGATTGATATAGGTATTAAAACCATCAATAAAAATTCCAACTATCTTAGATAGGCCCTCAGACACATCATTGTATACAGGACGAACGTGCTCTCTATAAACTCTCGTCAACATGTCGCCAAAATCATTTACAGCGCGTTCAATTGTTTCAAATACAGGAGCGATGTTATTAAGCATTGTCTTAAACGTTTTAGCTAACTTAGGCGCATTATCAGTTATGATTTTCTCAAAGCCTCTGAACCAATCGCGAGCCAAATTGCTGCCTAATTCAACCATGGTAGATCCAGCACTTAAAATAGCAGAGACAATCGCACTACCAATTCTAATTGCGCCAACGGATGTCATCACATCATAGAATGCATTAGCAAGCGATTGGGCAATATTTCCGATGGATTGAGCTATCTCTCCTATATTGGTAAATAAAGCTACTAGCGCTTGTTTTATGCGTCCTTTTTGACGTTCTAAGCCATTTGCGATAGATTCCGCAACAAATACTCCAATAGCCACTCCGACAGTCGCTATAGAGCCTACTACTTGTCCTAAGGCGTAAGCTATCCGCTGTGTCATTAGATTAAAAGCATTTACGACTTGTGGATCAGTTGCAATTTCAGTTAACGTCTTCTTGATTCTATCAAGAGCTTTCTGGATTCGTTCCAATCCTTCAGCTCGAAAAGCTGCGTTAAAGCCTGCAGTAAATAAAGACAAAAGACCTTTTAGCTTATCGCCCCAACCATCAAATATAGACTTGAAATTGCTGTTCATATCTTCAAGTCCGATTTCTGGTAAGATGTCTTTAAAGCCACCGCCGCCTTTATCTTTTCCTTTTTTACCTTTACCACCTTTGGGGCTTTTAACATCTGAATCGGAATCATCGTTCTTTTTCAAAGCGTTGATTTCATCAAATCCAGCTAGACCTAAAAGTTCTTTAACGGCTTTCTTAGCTGATTTAGCAGTATCATCTAGATTGTCGGCTAATCCGCCAGAAGCGTCATCTGCGTCGTCCATAGCATCAGCTACATCACCGGCTCCACCCGCTAAATCTTTCATTCCTTGATTAGCATTTCCAATAGCACTGTCTTTTACCGTTGCTTTTTTGTTAAACATTAAGCCGACAAATTCAGCGAGTTTAGCAGTAACATTCTTTAAAGCCATAGCCAACGAATTCAAAACTGGCATAACAGCGTTCAGAATTGGCAAGAATGAATTACCGATATTGAGTGCTGCGTCTTTTAATAATGACTTAAACAAATTAACCCGACCATTTACAGTAGATGCTAAAGTGTCACCATACTTTTGGGTAGCTTGTTCCAAAATCGCCATTAGTCGGATTTGTTGCTGTGTCAAGAAATCCAATTGATCCCAAGATTTTCCATCAGAAAACTTCTTAAAAGCATTCGTTGACTGAATCATGGACACACCAACTTGGATTCCCAAGTCTTCAATCGCTTCAGTATTTCCCAATAAACCAGATCGAATCCGTTCCATAACATCTGTCATTGTTCGACCGGTTCCTTCAGCAACTACCGCAGAAGTCTGCAACATTTTCCCAGTATAAGCACTTAATTTATTGCTGTCTTTGATAAATGTACTAAAAAGATTCGAGTAAACGCCTGCGTACTTAGTCGCTTCTCCAACACTCATATTCATAGCGTTAGCGTTATCATTTATCCATTTTAAGAAAGTCTGTGAACTTTCGCCCATTTGGCGCTTGATTTGGTTCATTGCTGCTGAAACTTCCAGTGCCATTTGCGTTGAATACATGCCTAAATCCAGCAACTTTTTACCCAAAACTGCAAATCCTGCAAAAGCCGCTAATTTGCTAAATGCGTTTTTGATACTGGAAGTTTGTTTCTGTACGGCACTGGTCGCTTTTCGAGTTTGCTCTGCTGCTTCTTGCATTTTCTTTTTAAACGGTGCAATTTCAGCGTCAATGATGACTTTCAACTCTTCAAGAGTCATGCTCATAGTTTTCCTCCTTTCTCATTCGATTAAATCGCTCTGCGAATGCTCTCATTTGTTCTTTATGTTGCAGGACTTGCTGTTGTCTACGCTGTTCTTCTACTTGCGCTTTTTCTTCGTTAAATAGCTCTGGAGCGTATTCCCACACATCAAGTACCCTCGCTTCATTCGAGATTAAAAGAGAGACGTGATTCGCAATCATTTGTGATAAGCGATAACTTTCAATTATTTTTTCTTTCTTCTTTTGGATATATACTCGGTTAAAACTCTCAATTAAGCTAAGGATTTCAAGTGGTGTATATTCCCAAAAATCAAAAGGGCTGCCCCCGATGTCTAAAAACATAGGGTACAACCCGTTAATATATCTTGTGACAGAAAGAGGTTCAGAAGTAACTACTTGACTGTTTCTAACTTCGTAGGTTTCTTCTTCGTTTTCTTTGTGTCCTTTGGCATAAAACCCGAATTTTCAAAAAGAGGAATAATAACATCTGTCAAGAGCGAAGTCTGATCACCACCAGCGTCAACATAGTCATCATTAAGGTCATAAACATCATCTAAAGAAATACCATGCTCAAACTTCTGTAATGCCCCGTGAATAACCACAAGCATTACTTTTAATGGTGGCAATGGAAAGTCTTCATCTTTTCGTGGCATAAACACTTTTAACAGATTTACGCCTAATTTTTCTTCAACAGCTACTGCTTGACGAGTTGTTAAACGCAGCTTGTGTTCGGTATCGCCGATTTGCCAAGTTGTGTATGGTAATGTCATTTATTATCCTCCTACACCATCTGTAAATTTAAAGTCAGATTGTAAAGCGATTTTTAGTGTAAATTCAATAACACCATTAACACCGCCACCACTAAGTTTGATAGATGGCTGACCGCTGAATTCAACGGTTGTACCGTCTGGATAAGTTTGTTTCCATTCAAGGACTTTCTTATCATCGGCATGTTTACGCAAAACACGATAAGATGATGTAGCTGTCTTATTTTCATAAGCGCACTTATATTCCAACTCGCCCGGATCACCAATACCAAATTCGTATTTTTTAACCTTATCTGCCAGCGTAGTATTTTCTACTTTTTCAGGGTCGACTCCCATTTCTGGCACTTCTTTAAGTTCTGGGATAGCGGTAAAGCTACCAGCAGATTCTTTAAATTCTAGCTTAATTCCATTTGCTAACATATTTTTATCCTTCCATTCTTTGTCTAAAAACCAATTCAGAGTTCAAGTCAACAATTCCTTCAAATCTCATTGTTTTATGCCGTAAATGGCTTGGGTCTGGCACGTCAAGCGAACTTGTACGCATAAGACCCAAATTTGAAAAGATTTCATCAATCTTAATCGCTAAAGCACTAATTGAGTCATTGTTGAAAATATCGACTTTATATCTGATATTTGATTTCTGCTCTTTGTCACCGTAGATTTCATACGGCTTGTTTTCTTCTTCCAAAAAAATAACGATGGGGAAATTTTCCCAATCATCTGGATAGGTATCGGTTACGTTCTCCGCAACCTTTTCCAATTCTTTGTAAATAATAGGCTTAATATTTATCATCTTGCAAGTTCCTCAATCTTTTTGTTCACATAATTGGCAACGATTTTCTGCACTTTTTTCTCGTTATCTTTCAAAGCAGGATAAAGATACGGTTGTGCTGGCTGACCATACATTTTATAAAACTCTCCTCGTTTTGCGAAATGATACGGACCTACATCAATTCGGCTCTCGTGGACATACCACGGAGTAGAGCGGTAAGAAACATTTATTTCAGGAGAAATACCCGAATGATTGGCAGCCCCTTTCGGTCCTGTTCCGAATTCAACGTATATCCCATACTCTACACCAACGAATACTTCGCCAACTGCTATATTACTTTCTAGTTTAGCACGAGTCTTAATACTCTGTCGAAGTTCTCCAGTATTAGCAGGGGCACGAAGTTTAGCTTCTGCTTGGACATATTTAGCGCCTTGATGAATTGCAGTAAGTACCATTTGAGAAGCGTGTTGCCCGCCTAATCGCTGAAATTTACGAATTAGCTCATTAGCTCCTTGCATTTCGTATCTGTTCCAATTCTAATACTTTGTGTTCAGAATAGGTCTTGATAGAAATAACTCGGTGCGTTACTTGATTAGGATTATCAATGCACAAACCGTCTTTTTCAGCAATTTCTGTTGATTTCTCAATGTTGGCATTCACGATGTAGTTCAAACGTTCACCGTAGAGTTCAGCTTGCAGACCGCCACTTGCTGGCCATACCTCGGCTTTGATTTCAATAACTTTATCGCTATATCCCTCGCGTTTAATCCCTTCGTTCGTTTTAATAACTTGGAATTTGCGAAGATTATATGATTTTAGTCTATTCTTTTTCAAACGCACGACCGCTGACCCTCGCTAATCTATGATTTCGAATGCTTGCCAATAAATGCGAAGAAATACCGTCTACGTAAGAGACGGACACACCGCCCTCACTTCTGGATTGTTCTCCTTCGCTTCCTTGACGATTTAGCAATTCCAGCACCAACTCTGGTAGAAGTCGTTCTAAAGCTGGAGTCAACTTTTGTCGATTGGTCTCTGTCAAGATGATATTTTCAGCCCTTAAAAGCAAAGGCGAGAGGATTTCATCATCACTCTCACCCGTCAATTTTTTTAGTTCTTTGAGTTCCATAAGACCTCCTAGTCATAGGGAGTCGTCTCGTCTCCTTGCGCTTGTGTTTCGTCAATGATTTCGACAACGTCTGCAATATCGACCGAAAACTCACTTTTGAAATTATGCGACAATTCATTAAAACGCTCGTCCGTCATTTCAAAAACTTCATTTTCGTGTCGTCGCACCTCCGCTTGCCAGTCATTAAAAGCCTGTTTAACTCTGACTTTCATAGTTCAAACCTCATTTTTTAATTTTCCAGTTGGTTGTGTCTGTGTCTGGAGAAGCTGCTGAGTTGGTGATATCCTTAACTGCAACATAGACTTTATCTTCATACGTTACTGTATCACCTTCTTTGTAATCTGCGCCATTTTTCCATGCTTTTGCACGATTCACGATTTTGCCTTGTGCTTCTGCTTTAGCTGCAGGTTTGCTGTCTGCAATCGTGATAATGTATTTTTGGAAATGCTGAAGTACGTATGCGCCAGTGTAGAGTAGCTGCTCAACCAATTCACCGAAACGACCCGGGATATTGTCGTTGTATTTAGTATCATCAATTTGTAGTGGCGAAGTAACTACACCAGGTGCGGAAGCTAAAGCATTTACGCCTGGCAAGAATTTTGATGGAACTTTATAAACTGTGAAGTCATCGAGTTCTCCGACATACCCTTTGCTAAGAACTCGTTTATCTGCGTCCCCTTGTGGCAAACGAACAATTTCGGATTTAACCGCTTTGTAAAATGCAGGTGTTACAAATAACAAACGGTCTTTTGTGATGCCTAATTCGTCCAATTTTTCAGAAACGTCAAGAACAGCGTTATAAGCGTTGTTTTCGCCTTTGGTTTTTCCCATCGTTACATTGTCGCTAACGTTACCTAGCGCCGCACCGAAGCGCAGTTCGTCTAGATAAGGAGCAACAACTTCTGCTGCTTGACGAGCAATGACATAGTCGATATTCACTTGACCATTTGAGTCGCGTTCATCTAGTTTGTCAACAAAGCGTCCCCAATATTTTTCTTCGTTAAGGGTATAAACCTTTTCTTCCACTTCAACGTGGTCGAATTCATTATCTTTGTTACGACGATAGTCTTTGAGCGGTGTAGTATTACCATTCGCTACCGTAAACGAACGACCATTTAATTCAACTGCGTCGTTAGAAAGCACTAATGGTGCTGAATAAGAGTTGACAGCAAGTACATCTTCAATAATACCAAGATGGCGTTTACGAGATTCTGCTGTATTTAAATTTTCAAATGCCATATAATTTTACCTCATTTTCTTTTTTATCTTAAAAAGTCCTTTTTCCACTTAGGGACTTCATCTTGTTGATTTTGTTGTGCACTTTTCATCGGTGCACCACCTTTCAGACGTTCTGAAACGCCTTTCTGAACTGCTGCTTCCCAGCTTTTTTGAATAGCATTGATTGATTCAGATACGCTGTCAGCGTCTGTCAGATTCACCACATTTACTAATTCAATTGGTAAGTCACGTTCACTTAGCATCGTTTTAGCTTCTGTAGTCAGTTCTTTGCGAGTAATTTCAGCCTCACGAGTAGCTAGCTCTTGCTCGCGTTGTTTTAGCTGATAATCTTTCTTCTCATCAGCATTCATCTTCGCAAGTTTTTTCGCTTCGCTTTCTTTGGCTTCTTGCTCTGCTTTCCACTTTGCATATTTCTTGTCAATGATTTCATCAACTTCTGCATCTGTGTACTTTTTTTCGTCTTGTGGTTCTGGTGTTTTAGGCTCTGCAGGTGCCCTACCATCAGTTTCACCAATATCTTCGCCGCTTGGATCTGCGCCAGCTTCACCGTTAGCAAAAAGTTGCAAGGTCTGGATATTCATTGGAATACGACCTAGTTTTGTTTTTTGTTCGTCCATTGCGAACCTCCTATATTTTAAGTCGTCCCCGACTAGTTATTCCATAGCTTTTTTCGTCTTCCATGCCTGGACAATATAAAAACCGTATCGAATTCGACACGGTTTATAGTAATTTATAGTGATTTATAGCAGCCTATTCCTACAAGTCAAGATGTTGAATTGCCTCCTAATCTTTAATAGCGCGATTTGAAACTTTGGCATATACATCTACATAAGTTTCTTTCTTATCACCGTTATGAGTGATTTCTGCATAGTCACCGCACTTCTCGTTTGATGAAATTGCATTCGTGCTGACAAAGGCTTTCCAGTTTTGTAGGGTTTTGCTAAACCAAACTACAAAGCAATCTTCTGCTTTGATTTCACGGCCTGAAAGACGCGAAAATTCTTGTGATGCTAATGTTTTTGCTTTTTCTAACATGCTTTTTTCCTCCAAAAATATAATATAAAAAGCTTACCTAAACGGTATATTAGCGAGCATGACACACGCAACCCGGCATTGTGTGCAATTTTTAGGCACTTGTCGTAAAGTGTTATCCAAACCGTTTATTTTCTAGTAACTGACAGTACGACCTGACTTACTCGGGAAATACTAAAAAATATACTCTATGAGTTATTTTATAATTGGATATTTTCTATCTCTGCTCGTAATTCCAAGCAGTATAAATACTGGCCCATAGCTGCTTTTTGCTGTTTCAACAACTCTAGAGAACAATTTGGCTCAAAATCAAGTGTTCCAGCTTCATACTTAATAACCATTTTATGTAATTTTGTATATTTATCTTTAAGAGAATGATACTCATCTACAAATCGCTTTTGGTAATCTTTCATTTTTTCAATCCTTTCTTTACACCCTCAATCACCCCGTTGATTAACGCGAAGATTAGCATTAAAATAATAAACATCAACAGCAAGAAAAACAACCACCCAAAGGCAATTGCTATCCAATTCCATATAAACATATTTGTTTCTCCTTTTTACGTATAAAAAAAGCACTTAGATTACTCTAGGCGCTTATGCGATAAATAATTTTCATACTCTTTTCGAGCATATTCTGGCATTCTTTCCTTAGCTTTTTCAATGAATTCATTGACTGACGGATTATCCGTACTGTTTAAGTTATACCAATTATTTTTAAAACGATGAATCCAACGTTTAGAACGCTCGCTTTTAAAAACAGGTGGATAGTCTTTGACGAAATCTTCTAAAATTTTAGAATTATATTTTGTTAAAAAGCCAATCGAAAAAAATATAGCTTCTCCTAAAAATGCTATCTGCTCTGCATTAGCTTGTTTTAAAGGTTCAAAAAAAATATATTCTAAATACTTTTCTTTCATTCTACAACCTCCACTTCATATATTTTTCGTTTTCTGTCAAATGCCAATTCTTGTATATCTTCTGACAATACCTTAAATTTTGTGTTTGGTTTTATTAAAAATTCTTTTTCTTCAGCATGACTACTCAATTCACCAATATATGCGCCTATTGATTGACCTTTTTTAACAGTAATGTTTAATTGGATTTCTATATCACCGCCACCGAAATCTTCTAATATAGATTTATCGAGACTTGTACTCATAAAACCTTTATCAATGACAAGAGTTTTTCCGATAGAAGCCTTCAAAAAGTCTTCGTTAGGTTGCGTGAATAAGCGATAAGTCTTAAATGATTTTTCGGTTTTATAATTAGATATAGCTTTGGTAATCTGATTAGCTTTAACCTCAATATCATTATACCATTTTTTGATCTCTGCGCTAAGTTTTTGTGGTTCCCCGCCCGTTATCCCTTTTAGAAGATTATCCTTTCCTTCCCTCAAGATACGGTTATAATCATCATATACCGCCGTCGTGTATTCATGTATAGCTTCTGCCTTATTTGAAGGCAATCTACTTAACCAATTTTTGTATGATTTTTGCTGGTTAAAGAATTTATCAACATCATCTCCAAACAAATTGTCATGAATTTCACCAAAGTCTTTTTGTTGGGAATCTATCTGCATATGATTCTTGACATACTTATCATGCCATTCATCGTAGCTCATATCGGCAGGAACTAACTGAGTCTTTCCCGTTTCAGGGTCACGCGCTCGACGTGCTAAATTACTTAAATCTACATCGTCAAAATGCGCGACAGTTGTCGACCTACACCAAGGATGCAACGGCGGATAATTGACGCCCGTTTTACGTTCTGAAACCTTGTAGATTTTATTATCATGTTCACGGCAAATTTCAGATGTGCGCTTATCTAAAACTGCTATAAATCTGTATTGCTCTATATCGGCTTCTTCATAACTTAGAGCTTCCATTTCATTATGGAAAAAAGCTGATTCTGTTCGAACCAACCTGCGCGCATTATTCCGACCAGCATTAAACCGCTCTGAAATGAGATTGATCACATCACGATTGCTGCGCCCGGTCATGAGACTAACTAGAAATTCGTTTTTTAGCTGCCTAGCAAGCTCTCCTGTGTTATCCCAGATACGACCTGAATAATTATCCCCCGACCATTTAAAAGTCCGCAGACGACGAATTTCAGCTTCTGGTAACGTGCTGAAAGAATAAGCTAAACCTGTTTTTTGCTGTAAATCAAAGGTCGCTCGATTATAACTATCTTTCATGAAGTCCGTATAAAATTTATCAGACTGCCCTTTTTCAGCATGATATATAACTGAACGCAATTTATCTACTTGCTTATTTAGATTTTCAAACTGTCGAATTCGAAAAGCATAAGCTGCGCTATCCATATCAGCAAGCAACTGATTGATGTTCGGGTCGTCAGGACGCGCTTCAAGGACTTTACGCATTTCAGAAAAATTTTGCTTGTTCTTCATGTCCTTGATGACTTTTCGCGCATCTGTTTCAGATAATCCGTAATCTCGCTGAAACTTATCAAAAACCTTATTCGCTTGTCTGTTTAAATATCGCTGCGCTTCATTGTATATCTTGTCAATGTCATCAGCCTTAGATTCGGCTTTATCCATTTGTCGGTAGATTAAGTCAGCCTTACGACGCTCCCAATATTTCGAATCATTCTTCACCATTTAGCTCATCTTCTTTCTCGGGATGAGTATTTTCTTGCTGGAACTGTGGAAATTGTTCCATATTTTCCTCTTTCTGTTCTTTCAAAGCTTCAAGTTCTGCGTCTGGATCTTCAACAAACGGCAACAGAGAAATAAGTTGACGAAGACTGACCTTACCATCAAGATTACTGATGATTTGAGAAATCTCTAGTAAATTCTTTGGCAAACCGCGGCTGAACTGTGGCACGATGGACTTCGCGTCGATAGAAATCTGCGTCATGCCTAAATAATCCGCAAAAATCTTTATTCGCTGGCGAAGCCCTCGTTTATAGTTCGCTTCTTTGGTCTTTGTAATCATTTCAAGACCCAATAGCTTATATTCCATCGCAACGCCTGATGAATTACCTGCAAAATTCTCGTCTGTCAAGTTTGGCACATGACTGAATGTATAGATGTCTTCTTTGAGAGCCTTCCGCAAGACCTCCACACTATTCTCATCAAGCGTGTTGCTGAGAAATTCACCTTTTGCGTCTACAGGCATTTCAAGCAACCCTTCCTCACGTAGAATCTTCATAGCTTCCCTAGCTTCTTCTTCAGTATCTGCTAGCTGTGCGCCATAAAGCACTAAGATAGACTCAATAGCCTGCTCTTTGTCATTAACTCGATTTCCCATCAAAGAGTTATAAGCGTCAATTAAACTGATTTGCTGTTCATAGTCACCGATTCTAAACTTATTATTCTGATATTCGATAACCGGGATAGTTCCCATGTTATGCGGCTCTTGATTATCTTTTTGAGTTGTACCTGCGCTATTACTTTGCAGCACTAGTTTATAATGCAAGTTTTCAGTCAATACTTCGGCGTGATAAGATTCTGTATTATTTGCGTCGTCTTTGACATGATAATAATACACAGCAAAAAGCGGACGCTTTTCGATACTATCGTCATAAACTAAGAACGTATTTTCGGGTTCTAGTGTTGTCGAATCAAGCTCCGTCTTATCTTCTTTCGCATAAATGTACTCATACGACCGTCCATAAATAGCCATATTCAGTGCATTCTCACTGTCTACTTGGTCAATCTCTGCACCGTCAAATGCTTCTAGCAACTGTTCAAGGTCTCCGCCGCTTGTATTCGCATACTTGATAGGATTCCCCATAAAATAACCTGTAGCAGTATCTGCAATATCCTTTGCATGGTTCGCTATGGTCTTGAAATTTGGCTGACCTTCTCGGCGTTCGTGCTTTAAAATATCATGCTCGCCTAGATAATAATCTTTCAATTTTTTCAATCGTTTTGATTCTGTTGAATGTTTCAGAATCAATTTATAAATCAAATCCTTTTTAAGCTGCATTTCATCATATCCAGCGCGAGGATATGTCAATATTTGATACATGTAATTCCTTTCTAAAGTCCATAACGTGATTTGCGTTTAACTTTCGCTTTCGCATTTTTCATGTCGTCCTCAAACGCATAGCGTGTGCTATCAATTGTATGGTTGTCTTTATCTTCTAAACGGTTGCGAGGATTGCCGTCCTTATCCGTTTCATAGTCAATATTTTCAAATTCTCTGGCGATGTTTGGCGTGCGTTTTGGATCAATAACAATTGCGTCTAAATCATCCAACCACTTTTCTCCAAACTCAACACTATCAGGCCCTTTCTTAACCTGTATAACGCGAGATATACCGTATTCGTAGCGTAACTCATCGTTTGACTTCGGCTCTACTTCGGCATGAATCACATCATACTGATAGCCTTTTTGTTTTAACTTTTCAGCTAACATACGATTGCTAATCTTCACGCCATAAATCTCATCGACGGCATAGATAGTCCGACGTTTTTTGTCGTAGTGCCAACGAACGAAAGCGAGCGGATCATTAGCATAACCATAGTCGATGCCGTTTCGAATGTTATCAAAACTCTTGTATTCATCATCTGTAATCGTTCGAAAAACTAAGTTGTCAAACGGTACAACTCCCGAACCAACAGCTTTACCTAAATACTCCCAATCATAACGAATTTGAGAACGTTCGCGAGTCGCTTCAGCTTCTACAATAAATTCTTTGGAAATAAAAGGATTATCAAAATAGGTCGAATGATGTACATAGGTGTTCTCCGACTGGATAACACTCTCATATTTCTTGTTAACCCATGACTGCTTACGTTTGGGTGGGTTATATGAAAAAAAGAACTTGTAAAAAAGTCCTTTTGGTAATTCTCCACGTAAAAGCGAGTTCGTAATGACTTTAACTTCATCTTCGCTCTTAAATTCAGCCAATTCTTCAATCCAAGCAAACGCAAACGGAAAACGACTATCTTTCAAGGATTTGATCCGTTCCGGTTCTTGCGCCCCACGAAAAATAATATAATTCCCGCGAGGAATATAAGTAATTCTCAAGGGCGACTGTTTGAAACGAAAAAGATGAGATACCCCTTGTTCGTAAACAGCCCACTTAAGTTGTTCGTATACCGATTGTTCCAGAGTATTATCTACTTTACGAATGCAAACAGCATTGCTTGCATATCTCATCACAAGTTGAATAAGAATATGTGCTATATCTGATGATTTACCAGAACCGCGACCGCCCTTACAGACAATGTTTAAATATCTGCGACAAAGTGAAGCACTCCATACATCGTGAAATTTTTGTGGAATGAGTTCAGATAATTTCTTAGCCGTCATCAAAACCACCTATATCATCAACAAATGTCACTGATGCATTTACTTCAGCTTCTACTTTGTCTGTCCAAAGTCTATAGCGCTTACCTAGCAGCTCAGCTGCTTTTGTCCGCGATTGTACATTTGGCACAGCATTAACCACTTTCTGTGTACCTTCACCGTCCAACACAAGCAATGGTTCTGTTTTCTCTCCGCGCATTACCGCTGTCAAGTATTCCATCACTTCCTGTTGGTCTGCCACACGTTCAGATTTGAGTTGTTCGAGTCGTTCATCTATATAAGCTTTAACGTTAGCATTTGTTAGTAGCTTACTTCCGTTCGCTCTCGCAGCCCCATCCTTCTTAACATTTGGATAAGCTGCCTTATAAGCTCTTGTAGCATTTAAGTCGATGATGTACTCATCGGCAAAAATCTTTTGTTTTTCGGTCATCCCATTTTCCATCACCACCAATCTTTTTTACAAAAACAAAAAGACGCATAATTGCGTCTTTCAAATCATAAGGAGTCATCGTTTCGTTCTAAACCGATGATACTATAATATCACGTAAAAGGTGACACAGGAAGCGTTTTTTGTGTCACTTTACAATAATTGGGCAAATTTTTCTAAAATTACACGTCTTTTTCGATAAATCGTCTTGCGACTCATGTGTAACTTAGCTCCAATTTCTTCCCAAGTGTAGTAAAAAATACTAGTCGTATTCATCCAACGCAGTTCAAAGATTTCCATCTGCTCTTTGTCTAAATCTTTTAGGAAATGCTCGACTGTTTCTTTAAATAGCTCTAAGTTTTTCAGTTTTACGTCTTTGTTAAATTTTACGATAATTTCTTCTGTTGGTCTCGATACGCTATTTGCTTTACTACCGCCAAAGTTCACATCTGAATTATAAGGGAATTGTAATTCTTCACGCCTTGTCGCTATTTCTCGGTTAATGGTCGCATAGCGAAGCAACTTATTATCTAAAGCGTTTAGCTCAGTCTCTGTGATTTTCGTATGAATCACCTCCCTAAAGAATTTTACCCGTGAATACTAATGTGATCGTGCCCGTACCATCTTTATTATCTGATAGCAACGCATGGCAATCAGAACCGTATTCAATGCCATCAATCGTAATGCTTCGTTTCGATTTATCTACGTTGATAATAGCATCACTAAATGTCTTAATCCTCATAGTGCACCCTCTAATTCTCTTATTCTGTCGTTACAATAACGAATACGAACCTTTAACCAGCGGTCTTCTAATGACGTCATGTGTACTTCATGAGAAAATGTATTTCTACGTTTCTTAGAATCTAACTGATTTTGATATCTGTCACGCGCTTCTATCCATAATTGGCGGGCGCTTTGTTTCGTGTAAAGTGTTTTAGTCATTTTATTCCCTCCGCTTGTTTTTCTAGCCAATCAAAGAGCAATCCGAATTGTTGCCTAATTAGCTCGTCTTCGTTGTACTGTTTACAAATCTGTCCTATAGACTCGACCACCCACAGCCAGTAATCGTCTGAACCAAATCCAACCTCTTGGCTTTTTTGGTTACTAGCCTGCATCCATTCTGGAATGACCCGACTAAAGAAATCAATGTAATCAATTCTCATGGCAACTCCTCAATTTTGATATAAATTCCTACAGTATCTGCCCAGAACTTTTCTGCTATTTCGCTGGCCACTTGTGCATCGTCTTGCCAGTATCCAAGTTTCGTCATGCAGTCCTTGAGTAGCTTCTGCAGATTGTCCGTATCTGGCTTCGTGGTCTTGTACTGGCCATCGTAACTTCTTTTGATACGCGGGAAGCACCACTTGACTGTCAGCCGAATCGCTCCTTTTATTTTATCAGGAGGGACACGCTGGACAAGCAAGCTTTCAAATTTTGTTCTAGCATTTTTCAATTCTGTCGGCTCATAAAAGATTGGCTTCCCAAATTGCACGTTTACTTTTTTCTGCTGGTGAGTCGTTGTTGGAATTTTTTTCATCGGTAAAAAGAATTCAATCATTTTTTTGACACCTTTCTATTGATCTAGCCAGAAGCCACCGCCGTTTTCGATAGCAGATTCTAGTTCCCATTCTTGCATCTCGTCAACAGACGGCATTTTGTCTTCTTCGATTTCTTCCAACATTCCAATTGTTCTGTTTATTTTACCTAAAATACTTGCATAAGATAAAGCAACTTCGATAGGTTCGTTTTGGTAACTCAAAAAAATCTTAGCAGAACTTGTGTTTATCTTTTCAATCATAACTATGTGATTGACATTTATAATTTTTCCTTGCACTGCAATAAACATTTTTATTTTACCTTTCTTTTTTATTTTATTTTTCGCGCTTAGTCCATGGATCTTGTATATGACAGGGTGCGTTTTAAGCAACCCTGTCTATACAGGTATGGACATGATGGACGACAGGACATTATCTATATATATAATATATAGTTGTCTGTCCGGGACATGACCACGTTTTTATGGTCTTGTCTGTCCTTTTTGAGACAAAGACACAACCATGAATTTATGGTGCTGTCTTATTCGGACATGACCACGTTTTTATGGTCTTGTCCTTTTTCTTTTATTGAATTTGAGTTCTTGTCGAACCAATATTTTTTGGATGAATTCAATCTGCGAGTAACTGTTTTTACAGAAATTCCTAAATAATCAGCTACGTCTTCTTTTGAGGGTGACTCGCCAAAATTTGCATTTTCGATAGCTTCGTCAAACTCTATCAACTTCTGCTTTTTATCTTCCTTCGCATTCTTTTTGCGAGTTTCTTTAGCTTTCATCCACCCCGGCTTATCATCTTCCAGCTTAATATCCGCCAGCACGCCCGTTTCATCAAGCGTGTGTACTGGATAGCTGAACCACATGTTCACTGGCTTGAACTTGGCAAATTCTCGAAGCGTACCTTCGACGCGCCACGCGGTCGCTATCTGAATCTTGTTGCGAACCTCTTCAAGTTTGTCTGTGTACGGAGCTCGAGCCATGACATCAGGAATTCCTTTCTCAAAGTGCGTCCGCATCTGCGCAGGACTCAAGAGATCATCGAGACCAATATTTTGTTGATAGTAGGCATTATTTCGCTCTTGCAAAGCTCGCTTGTAGACTTCGCACGCTGCTTGGTTCAGTCGCTGTGTCAGTAATTCTTCCGTCACGTCTAGTTCTACTAAGTCGATAAGTGCATCTGGATCCCGAGCGAATACACCCGAGCCACTAGCTCTATCCATGGACTTCTTGCCACCTTGAGAACCTTTTGAATGGTGGTGACAGTAGATAACGCTAGAACCTAGCTCTGTGGCCACTTTGTCGAATTGATTGGTAAAGTGTGCCATTTGATCCGCACTATTTTCGTCACCCGTCAGGACTTTATAGATTGGGTCAATGATGACTGCTATGTAATTTTTCTTCAGCGCTCTGCGAATAAGCTTGGGCGCTAGCTTGTCCATTGGCACGGTCTTGCCCCGTAAGTTCCAGATGTCGATGTTCTGGATATTCTTAGGTGGCAATCCCATAGCCTGATAGACATCACGGAAGCGGTGCAAAGCGGATGGTCTGTCTAGCTCTAGATTGACATAGAGGACTCGCCCCTGCGTGCAATCCCAGCCCAGCCATTTCTTGCCTTCTGCAATTGCAATCGACATCTCAATCAATGCAAATGACTTACCTGCTTTAGACGGTCCAGCAATCAGCATTTTATGACCTTGGCGCAGAACGCCTTTTATCAACTCAGGCGCCAATTCTGGCAAGTTATCCCAACTATCAGCCAGTCCTTCAGGTTCAGGCAAATCATCGTTCAAGTCTTCAATATACTGATACCATTCGTCCCAATCAGATTTACCAATATTGGTATCTACTAGAAATTGCTTCTGACCGTTACGAATGAACCCCGGCATACGTGACAAGCGGCTTGGGTTGCGGTTTTGCGTGTCTACGATAATGCCGTTTTTTTGGCAGATTTTATAGAGATAATCCACGCGTTTGCGGTATTCGTCGTAGTTGCCGGCGTCTACCTTAACAATAGCGTGCAGAGATTTGTTACCACTGTGTACCAAGGCAGCGATTGGCAGCTCCAGCTCCTTGTAGATAGCGTTCTGCTTATCAATCGGCATGCTGTCGGATTCCACCAGCGCATATCTAAAATCTGTCACGTTTTCGTTTTTGGCGCCTTTTCCATCCATGGGATTGAAACGAATCCATGCGCCAGCTTCTTCGTGATAGTCACCTAGCACTGTACCGATGTCACCGCCGCACTGGCTCAACTCTTTAATGAGCTGACCAGCTGTACGGTCATAAGCTCCCTTAGTTGGTAGCCATTTGACAATCTCGCCTGTTTCATCATCAGTCTTCGGATAGCATTCGGTCACATAACCGACATTTTCGCTCGCTTCGAAGATTGTCTCTAAATACTTGATGATTTCCTGTACTGGATTCCAGACAGTCGGCTCGTGGATTTCCTTGCCTTCTATCCAGTTCTTGTCAATAACCTTGTAATCTCGGTCTATGGTGTCGTTCCAGTCTAATTCATGAGCATTCTCACTATCGTAGCTGGATTGCGATACCCAGCCGTTTTCTTTAGCAAGTTGGGTAATCGTGGCACCTGTTACAATCGTTCCTGCTTCTTCGTTAAATGTGTCCCACTTCTTGAAACATTCAAATTTCTTGTATCGGCTATCAGCCTGTGACCACTTATCCCAATCTGCTGCAGTATAGCCCTCGTGCTTCAAGGCCATACCCACATTCACCCAAGTCTGGTAGTCTACCGTGGCAGGATTGATATAATCCAGCAACGGCAATAAGTTAAAATCATTCTCTGCCACTGTTTTCTCCCTTTCATTTCAATTCTTTTGCGATAACAGCGATAACATTCACGGTCACGCTATTTCCAGCTTGCTTATATAATTGACTGTTAGAGTTGACCTCTTCTGCCTTGTCAAAAGCCCAGTCTGGAAATCCTTGTAATCTCCAACACTCACGAGGTGTTAGCTTGCGAATACGATAGCCATCGGTTATTCCAAAACTTCCAGCTCGAACAGTGCTACCTCCCCCACTTGATGTTAATGTTCCAACCTCATCTTTTGTGATTTTGTTGTAAAAGTCTACAACTTTGACCAAGTTATTCTCTTGATAGCTATTGCTGGTCAGAGTAGGTGCTATGCTGTGCTGAGCACCTTTATTAAATCCCCTTGCCTTTTGAATAATCTTTGGCTCTTGCCCTCCTCCTTGCATGGTTGAAAGAGTTGGCGCGAGACCTCTGGGATTGTACACTCTCGAGTTTTGGTCGTGATTACCTGGCAATTTCCCTGCAACCACAATCCCGTGCCTGTCTTGACCGGTTAAGGTAAACATAGGCTCTCCGTCCTCTTTAAATCTACGACCATTTTGTCGTTTGTCAATGCGATTAGGAGTTAAGACTGGTATCGCCACTTTCAAAGGGTCTTTTTGAGTAGTGGTGCTACATAGCGTCGGGGCAAGTGAATCTATTGAGACAACATCGCCACTTTGCGATTTGCCTTTTTTGCGAATATTTCCTACTTTTTTGATTTTTGGTTGTTTGCAATCAGTCGTTTTGTCATTTCCGCCGAGAGGAAATATTGCTCTGGCACTTCTTCCTCTAAGATGTCCGATAATGAACACACGTTCCCGATTTTGGGGGACTCCAAAATTTTTGCTGTTAAGCACTTGCCATTCCACATCATACCCCAATTCGTCCAAGGTTCGGATGATGGTCTCGAACGTATCTCCTCTATTGTGGTTGAGCAATCCTTTGACATTCTCAAGGAATAGATATTTAGGTCTGAGAATAGATGCGAACCTAGCAATTTCAAAGAACAAAGTTCCTCGTGTATCTTCAAAGCCTCGTCTGTTTCCTGCAATGCTGAAAGCCTGGCACGGAAATCCTCCACAGATAATGTCCACACGTCCGATTCTTCGAATAGACTCATCTGATACTGCTGTGATGTCATGTAGTTCTATTTCTCCTCTCGTGTCGTGTATAGCTTTATAACTAGCTCTAGCAAACTTGTCAATTTCGCAAAAGCCAACACATTCATGACCAGCGGATTCCATCCCAAGACGAAATCCACCAATTCCTGCAAATAAATCTAGAAACTTCATACATCACCCCGGTACATATTCAGCAGGTTTCACGCCTGTTGGCAATCGCCAGCCGTTTGCTGCGATACGATCGATCATATTTCTGGCTTGGTCAAACTGCCACATGCCGACGTCTTTGAAGCCACGACCTTCCAAAAATCTGATTTGTTTTGGTGTCGTCAGTCCTTCTGATTGTCGTTTGTGCAATCTGTCTAGTAAGAGATTAGCTTTTCCAGCGTTGCCTATTTCGTCAGTAAAGATACCGTATTTCTCAAGCGCTTTGATTTGTTTATCACTAGCAGGCGCTTGTTCCCATCCAAACGACGGTACATAGTTTGATAAGTCCTCTGCATGGATAGACATTTCAAACTGCAGGGGATCTACTAGCTTACGCTTGCGCTTGCGCATTTCTTCCAGCTGTTTTGCCAAAGCCTCTTCACGCTGTGCGACGACGTCCTCGGTTGCCTTGACTTCCATATCTTCAAGGTCAAGCATGACGCCTGTTTGCTCTTCCATATTCTCAACCATTTTCTGAGCGACTTCTTGAGTCTCACAGATTAAGTGAGCTGGTCGGCATAGCTCGTGGCGTTCAGTGTGCCAGAGAAAGTCTAGTAAGAGCAGTTCTTCCTTGCCTGGATGCAAGCGAGTCCCACGCCCCACCATCTGGCTATACAAGGCACGTACCTTAGTAGGTCTTAGCACTACTACACAATCCACTGACGGGCAATCCCACCCTTCAGTCAATAACATCGAATTACAAAGTACATTGTAGCGGTCTTTCTCAAAGTCTTCTAAGACTTCTGCGCGATCCTTGGACTCGCCGTTGACTTCAGCAGCACGAAAGCCTTTTGCGTTTAGGATATCGCGAAACTTCTGTGAGGTCTTCACCAATGGCAAGAATACGACCGTTTTGCGGTCAGCGCATTGCTTGACCATTTCGTCAGCTATCTGCTCCAGATATGGATCTAGTGCCGTTCCGACATCGCTAACTTTAAAATCACCCGCTGACATGCTGACATTTGATAAATCTAAGCTAAGCGGAATTGTCAACGCCTTGATTTTTGATAGATACCCTTCTTTGATAGCCTGTACTAGCGAATACTCATAAGCTAAGCTGTCGAAGTAAGAGCCGAGGTTCTTCATATCTCCACGGTCTGGGGTTGCTGTAACACCCAAGACATCTGACTGCTCAAAATACCCAAGCACACGTTGGTAGCCGTCTGAGATAGCGTGATGGGCTTCATCGACGACAATCGTATCAAACCAATCTGTTGGGAATTGATTCAGCCGCTTCTCTCGTTGCAAGGTCTGAACTGATCCAACTACAACTCGATACCATGAACCGATAGAAGTATTCTCTGCTTTTTCTAAGGCGGTGCCTAAGCCAGTAGCTGTCTTGAGTTTATCGCTGGCTTGTTCCAGTAGTTCGGACCTGTGAGCAAGGACAAGCACTCGCTTGCCCTCTTTCACTTGGTCTTCTATGATTTTGGAAAATACAATTGTCTTTCCACATCCCGTTGGTAATACTAAGAGCGTGCGCTTGCGACCTTGAGCCCATTCAGCTTGTACAGCCTCCCGCGCTTCCTGTTGATAAGGTCTTAATTGCATCCCTTACCTCCTAAAATTGCCCAGCTTTGTATCCAGCTTGTCCTTGTGCTTGTGGTTGTTGTGCAAAATTCTGCTGCTGCAGTTGTTGGTAGTTTGGTTGTGGAGTTTGTCCTGGTTGTTGGTTCAATACTTTTGTATAATCAACATCTTCAGGGTAGAGCATAGTTTTTACTTCGTTGTAATTGTTGCCATTGTATTGACGTGTTCCAACCTTACATACACCAGTCGTACCAATAATAGTATTCCAGTTCATGCGCAGTGGCTCACCCTTTTTCTTTTGACCAACAGCTGCAAAGAATGCCGATAGCATGCCTTCGGTTGAGCTGTGCAGGAATAAATTGTGATGTAATTCTGTTTCACCTTCGTTAGCTACGATTTTGATGCTGACGATAGCTTTGTTACAAGCTGGCAATTTGCCGGGTTTTTGTGGATTCGGTGTGTGACGTGTACGTTTCACGCCTACGACTGTAAAATGGTACAATCCGTCAGGCAATAGAACGAAATCCGAGTCCCTTTCGATCGTATCTTCCCAGCCAATTTCGTGATCAAAGTTGTTGTATTGTTGTGTCATGTTGGTTTTCCTCTATTTTCTAAAATTTTTATTATATTTTGCTATGATTTCTAACTCCCAGAATCTACATCGTGAAGGGCAAATCTGGCTCCGCTCGCACTTGATTTTGGATGACTTCCATGGTTGCCTGCCAGTGTGTCACAATCATATTCCAATAATCAGGCGGGAAGTTTTCGATTGGTGTGCCCAGCGGGAAATGACCGCGAATGTATGCCACTTTTTGAAGTTCTTTTTCCGTCACGTTTTCCTGCTTCATGAGGTCTGTCAGACTTTGCGGCAAGCTAGCGCTATATTGCTGCTGTATAGCTTGCGTCTGTTGCATTGAACCTTGTTCCGCTTGTGGTTTATCTGCAACTTGTGACATATCAATCGGTAATTCCGTTTGTGCATTTTCCGGGGCGTTTTGTGGCGTTGCTGACGTTGTTTGCGGAGTAGGTTGGGTATTTGTCGGCTGGATCGCTTGCGCAAGCTGACCGGCGAAAATATGGGCGATTTCTGTGAAGATGAATGGCAGTTCATCTGGCAATCCGTGGCGATTCTTCGCATCCCACGCTGGCCGGTGATTCGTGTACATAACCCGCTCGCCGCCCTGCGCTTTCTTCTTGCCGTTTTCAGCCGTCATGACCAAAGTTTTGTAGTTGGCGAATAGGACCATGTCTGCCCATTCTTTGACGAGCGGTGCAGTTTTAGAGCCTGTCTTTTGACCAAGTTTCAATTCGTAACGGTCGTACGAACCCAGCTCGTCTGGCTGTTCAAATTTTTTGATTTGGGCGTGAGCGGTCAGAACCACGTTGATACCCATATCAACCAAGTCTGATAAGCTATTCAGAAAACGTCCGATTTCTTCTTGGACATATGTATAACCCTTACCCCAACCAAAATCTTCGATTCCTTTTTTGTTGTGTTGCGCGCAGACATCAGCTACCGCCATGGATTCTGCCCAATCAATCGTATCAATGACCAGCGTACCACATTCGGTCGAGTTAGCCTTGATAAAAGCCACTTCGTTATTTAGCATAGTCCAGCTGGTCGGCTTATCCAGCCGTGCAACGTCCATGTTATCCGTTGAACCCTCTGTATCAATAAACACCGGGTTTGGAAATTCGGCTGCAAAAGTAGATTTCCCAATCCCTTCTGGGCCGTAGATGACTATTTTTTGAGCTCTTGCTCGTTTTCCTCTTGTAATCTGCATTGATTACTCCTTTCTAAAATCCACCTTGCCAAGTCGGTGCGACTGTTTCGGCATGTCCTTGCTGAGCGGTGCTTGCAAATTCTACTGGCGAAACGCTGTAGCCGTTCTCGATTATGATCGAGCACTCTCCACCAGTGGAGACACGAGTAGCAATGGCTTGAAGTCCTTCTTGTTCCAGCCATTGACCAAACTCTTGCAAGGTTTGCTGATCCATTTGCTCTAACTTATCAATAAGGACAAACCCACACTCTGGTTTGAGCTTACGGACAATAGCAGTTGCTACACGTAGTTGCTGACTGCCACTCATGCCGTCCCAACGCTGACCAAGATAGAGCAATTCGCCGTCATCTACAGATAGACCTTCCAGCGGCAAATCTGCATTAGTTAGTAAGTCTGTTTTCTTTTGACGGATGTCAGCGATAACACTATCTAGCTCTTTATACTGTTGGCGATAGCCTTTAGCATCTTCTTCCGCTTTGTCTTTATCTAAATTGGCACGGACTTTAAGATTGGTTTGTTCGATATTTGCAATGTTTGTTTCGATTTCTTCAGTAGATTCATCTTGTAAGTCCATTGTGTCTTTTTGGGCAATTTCAAAATCATTGGCTAGTTGCTGCTGTTTGGTTTTTGCATCAGCTAGCAATTGTTCTAGTCGTTCGACTTCAGCATTGGCAGCATTGAGACTATTTTGGATAACTACTGCATTTTGACGCTTGCGGGCATTCTCACCATTCTTGGCTAAGATGTCTTGCTGCTGACTGATTAAGTCTGCAATACTAATCAATTCTTTCGGTGCGTCAGGGTAGTAAGGCTGTTCTTTAGCAAATTTTTCTTTCTGGTCTGCAATCACACCAATTGCGTGACGTTCATCATATTTGGCTTTTTCTTGCATTTCCAATTCTGCCAATTGCGGACCAACTCCGATGATTTGTAAGAGTGTACTTGCTTTTTCTTTGCTAGTCTGTTCCATAAACTTCGGTAAGTTGATGGCCAACTCTTCCACGAAGCTATCAAGCAAATTTTGGCCAGCCTTGTTACCACTCGGGTCGATGACCTTGAGAGTGCTATTCTTCCCACTGCGCTCTACAATCAATCCGTTTGATAGCGTGATTTTAAGGCTAGGAGGGATTGTGCTTCCTTCGCGCTGCGCTTGGCTAGGCTTGTACTTGTTACCACCCAACGCCCAAGCAATCGCGTCCAGTACGCTTGTTTTACCTTGATTGTTGTTTCCACCTACAATCGTCAAACCTGTTGCCGAAGGCTCTAGTTTGACCGCCTTCACGCGCTTCACGTTTTCGATTTCTAATTTATTGATAGTTACCATTATTCAACTCCTTATTTTTAATTATTAATATATAAACGACTTCGTGCTGTGCTTTCTAGCCTTTGCCAATTTCCGCATGCGCTCTCTACGATCGTGCTCGATGGCGCAAACTACATACATAGCCTCAAACTCTATGCGCTCGTCTTCTTTTGCTTGCTGCTCTAATTTCTTGCGCTTCTTGCGCCAATCTAGATGATTGACAAATGCGCCAGCTAAGAAGAATATTGCAAACATAAAGACTGCTCCTAAAATTTCACTCATTATTTCCTACTCCATATAATAAATGTAATGCAACTAGACAATGTACAATTGATAAGCTATTATCAATAAATTCCTGCGTCTCTTTTGTTTGTGGCAGCCATGTTCCGCCCCATTCAAAATCCGCAATAGCCTTTTCGTCATCATTCGATGCGAAGATTGCTTGCAATGCTCCTGTTAAAGTGAGACCGTCTTCCATGTATTCGCCAAAATAGTCTATGCGTTTTTTAAATTCGTTGGGAAATTCATATTTAGGTGTTATAACTTTTCCGTCTTTTACAGTCCAGCCATAAATTCCACTTAACATCTCATTAACGTTATAAATTCCTGATTTATCTTTTGTTGCCATTTTTTCTATCCTCCCGGAAAATTATCCTTTCCTGTTATTTTTTTATGCTGATACTCATAATACATCTGATTAAACTTGTTAATCATCACATCCTGTCTCTGATTAACGTGTTTTTGCTCGTCCGTCACACGCTCTAATTCTGTCTGTAGGTCTTTGATTTGCGTTTGCTGTTTTCCGTAACCTGCTATCATACCTATAACAAGCAAAAACATGATAAAACTTACAAACACAAGCCATAGCTGCGTATTTGCTAATCTGCGCTTTTGGACGACGTGCAATGCTTCTAAATTTTCAACTCTGTCTTTCAGGGTCATGCATTGTCCTCCATCAGTTCTGGATTTTCGTAGATGTTGCCGATGATTGTTACATCTAATAATTCTCCATCAAGCAAATCTTCCATTTCTACAGAATCTCTATTAGTAACAGTAAATCTTCCTTGACTCCACTCGACAATACCCTTGTTGATATACAAAAAATCTGATTCGATATAACAATCTTCAAATTGTACAACATCTCCCTCAAAAATCTCCTTACCATTTTTATCAAACAGCCCTGTTGATTGCATGAGATACTTATCGTCAATGCTGTAACCGATAAGCCCTTTTTTGCCTTCTACAATTCTTTCAAAAATTTTTTGTCTATTTCCTTGATAGATATTCCCGCCCCAAATTACTAATTCCGTGTCGTCAACCATCTTTTTTTCATGCGGATCCCACGCCCTAAATTTTGATATTGTCATCTTGCACCTCCTCAATCAATTTCGTAACCCGATAAAGTAAAATTAAAACCACAATCTTGGCAGTCCACTTCAATTGTTGTAGCAATGTCCCAAAGTTCATCAAAGTTTAAATTATAATATTTCAAAAAATCTTCATAATGCCATTCGTGTTCTTCTCCGCATTTTGGACAATTATAAAAAATCCATTCAGGCGCTTGTATGATTCGGAAATTAACTGGCATCACTCCACCTCCTGCACTTCAACGCCCTCGCAATCAAATACCCAGCCTAAGCCGGCGTCTTCTAGTTGCTGTTTAGTAAAGCTGTCAAAATTGTCATACCCCATTTTAAAATCAAGGTAATCATCACCCTGCCTATACACCTTCTTCAATGACTGTCCATTGCACAACATCACTGTATACTGCTTCTCCCGCTCCACCTCGTAGCCATCCAGCCATGCACGGGCGAAGAGTTCTTCATTACCTTCGATGTCTAGCCAATTGTTTACTGAATCACAATCTTGCAGAGCGCTATACAAAGATTGTTTTTTTTCCTTGCAGTCCTCCAACCATTTCGCCACAAACTGCGGAATGACTACTTTGTTTGACTTTTCGGCTTCTACCGCCCCATCAAACTTGCCTTGTTCGTAACCCTCGCACCATTTTGCGTGGCTGAAATCTTTTTTAAATTCGCCCATAATGCCCTTTAGCCAGGCTTCTCTATCATGTTCTGGCAATTCACGAAGTCGTGCTAGTACGTTCCGCAGATAGCGTGGTCTATCGTTCGTGTGGTATGCGTCCGCTTCTTCAAACTGATAACTTTCTAGCTCTGCAATTGTCATATCTGGAAATTGCACGTTATAAGTTTCATTTCCTGAAGCATCTATATTAAAACCAATAATATTGCCAATTGCTTTTACTTTTTTAATTTTATCCATCTCATCCTCTTTTCTTAAATATCGTCACTTCATCGCGCCTTTTGGCACAAATTTAAAGCTAATCCTGTTCCAACTTTCGGCTAACTTAGCCAATTCCTGCTTGACGACTTCGACTGGCTTCTTGGCTAGCTTATTCTTGTATTCGTTACCTAGCCTATAATGGTCGCGCTCCCAGTTCATTATCAGCCGTATTTGTTCTTGGTTTTGCATTTTCATCCTCCTAAATTACTAAACGGCACATCCCACTGATAATTTTCAAATTCATTACACTTATTTTGGATGATTTTACCCTTGCGAATTTCTATTTCTTGAGTAAATTCCATACCCATTTCAAATGTAAAAATTTTAATATCAACATCATGTTTTTTTGATATTTCTTGATAATTTTCTGGAATAGCAGCCCAAGCTTGCTTAAAATTATCCAGTTCAATAATGCAAAAATCGTCGCCAAGCCAAACTTCAATTTGATTGTTTCCAATAAACGCTCGTCTCGTTCCTTTTATATAAAAATACGATAGTTCAGAATTGAATACTAATAAGTTGCCGTCCCATTGTTCTTCTAGCGTTACACTATCGTTTAACAACATCTCTTTCAATGCTGAAGCAATATTTTCTTTCCGCCCTCTTAGTTTAAGAGTACCTTTTGCCCAATTTGGCATATTATCCCTCCGTTATTCGATTGTCATATCAGTAAACTCGATTTGCTTATCTAGAATCTCACTGCATACATAGATGCTTTGAAAACTAGGACTATTACGTGGTATCATTTGTTCATCAAAGAATCGCATACGTCCTTTTGGAACAAGCAATTCAAAATCGTTGCTTTTAAAAAGTTCGTATCTTATTCTGCTATCAAATAATCCATTTGAATTCATGATCATTGCAAAAGGTAATCCTATTTTAAATAATCGCTCAAAAATAGCGTCTCGTTTACTAAATGGCGGGTTGCTAACAATGCAATCTGCTTCAAAAGGAGGTAATTCATATTCAAAGAAATCCTGCCCTGTTTCAATGTGGCTAAAGATGACTTCAAATCCTGCCTCTTTTAATAATTTGACAAACTCGCTCTGCTCTTTATCGAACGGACACCAAATACACTTGAAACCTTTGGCTTTTAAGTATGGTATGATAATTCTTACAGCGTACGCTGGTGTGTAATATTCATCTGATTTTGATGTTCTAAGTTGTTGGCTAAAAGACATTGGCTTTCTCCATATCCTCTATCAGCCAGTCAAGATTCTTTCTGGCTTTCTTTAAATCCTCAACCCCGTTTTTCTTTTGGAAGCGCAGCATGTATTTAATAGCGTTGCCCCAGTAAAAACCTTGTTCAGCGGTTAAGTTTCCCGCAAAGTTTCGTATTACATCAATTGCTTCAAGGCCTTGTGCGCCTTGATAATGGCTGGGTTTGTTTATGTTGTCTGTTTGCATTTGATAACTCCTTATGTTATACTTAAGTAAATGTTTTTTAGAAGCCTAATCGCTTCGCTATGGCCTTGTCCGACTCAATCTCGGCAAGGCTTATTTTTTTAGCTCGGTAACGATTAACCTGCTTCCATTTCCAAAATTTACGAAATCCCTCGTAGTCTATAAACACCAGCTTATGCGTTGGATTAAACACATATTGTTCAAATTCTGGATTTCCCCGCATTTCTTTAGCAAATTGCTTAGCCGTCGAAATGGTCAACCCCTCCCAGCGCTGGCACAAATGTTTGTAGTCCCCACCAGTTGGCTGTTCATGTTCATCTGCTGTTTTGTAGATGACTTCCTTAATTTTTACTTGTGGCATGATCGCCAGGCCTACCTTTCTTTAAAATTAACCCAGCTTTCGCTGATATTTAGTTTTCGATTGACTTGCAGCTTAAGTTCGTCACTGCCTTGCCCAGTTTTCAGCAATTTGGTAATCATAGCAGGACTAACACCAATGACAATTGCCAAATCAGAGCGAGACCAGTTTTTTTTATCTAGTCGCTGTTCAACTAGCTCAAGCCATTTTTTATGTTGTTGGCTCATCTATTTTCTCCTTTCTATCTAAATTCATCCAAGCTAACTTCTAATGCGTCAGCTATTTTTTTAACTGTCTCAAAATGTAAATCTTTTACTTCTCCATCTCTTAAACGGTAGATTCCAGCTGTTCCAACACCAGCTTTTAAGCAAAGTTTATAAACTGTCCATTTTTTCTTTGAAATTTGTTCAGCTATTTTTTCCCAAAGCATTCTAGTTTACTCCTTATCTAGTTTTATTATTATAATTTTTATTCCCATGTGTATCGATACACTACATATTGTATAAAACAAAAGCTAATATTCGTATTCTATACAATATGTTGACGAGCAACGTTTTCCATCATATAATATAATTATGATTAACAGATAAACCAACTTTAACTACCAATTAAATTTTTATGTGTTAATCAAATACAAGAGAAAGGAGGTTGAGTCATGTACTTTGTAATCTACAAATCATCTAACAACCAATATTACTTTGTAATTAAGGGTGCTAATCATGAAGTTGTCGCAACTAGCGAAACTTATATTTTAAAGTCATCAGCCAAGAAAACGATTGAATCAATTAAAAATAGTATCAATCCCGATTCGACGGTAATCGATGTATCCGATTAGCAAGACTTGTCAACTCTGCTGCATATTCCAGTAGAGTTTTTTCGTATAACTCTAGGCTACTTATATCCTGACTTTCGCCTTTAAAGTGGAATAATTCCAGCTCATGAGCTATCTCATTTAGCTCTTGGGCTTTTTGACTGATTTTTTTAACAAATGATTGAAACTCATCCGCTATATTGACTTGATTATTTTTCATCCCCCTACCTCCTTTCTTTCAATCTATAAGTTAAAGAGCCAGTAAATCATTTTATAAAATTCTTGACAATCTTCACCCAAAAGGTTAAAATAAAATCATAACTAAAAATCTTGATAAAACACTACATCTATCAATTTATCTGCTCGCCAAAGCTATTTATATTTAGATAAGTTTTTACTTAGGTTTTAACTAACTCTTTAACTTACAAAAACTATTTTACACCCAATAAGGTGATATGTCAACTATTTTTCACCTAAAAAGTTGAAATATTTTTTGTTATGCTTCAGAAAGGTTGATTTAACAATGTTTCCGACATACGAAAAAATAAAAGAACTTGTTGATAAAAGAGGGATTTCTCTTACAAAATTAGAGGAAGATTTAGGCTACAGTAGAAATACACTCTATAAGTTGAAATCTCAAAAACCAAATGCTGAAAGAATTTCTGAAATCGCTGATTATTTCCACGTCAGCACCGACTATCTTCTCGGTCGAACTGATAATCCTAAAGTAGCTTCGAATAGCGCACAATCTGAAGTGGATCTCAAAGAATTAGCGAAAGAAAGTTTCTTTTACGATGGTCATCATTTAAACGATGAGGATATAGACCTTATTTCCTCGTTGCTAGAAACAAGAATAAAAAATAGACAGGATTGACCCATTATGACGCAAATCGCCTATTTTGATGGCAGAGACTCCGGGATTAAAGGAGTTTATAACAAACCTTTTGATACTGTGTTTGTCAATGCGTATCTCGATGAAATCGAAAGAAAAAAAGTGACCTATCATGAATTAGGACACAAAAATCATAGTGCTAATGATTACAAATACAATCGCGAGCGCTGTGAATTACAAGCAGATAGAAATATGATACATCATCTTATGAAAGAAGAACTTTCCACCTATGATGACGTTGAAGATTTCAATTATGCTCGTTTTATGCAAAAGTACAACCTAAAAACCATTGCTGATGAAACGATGATTTTAGAAGAATATAACAATTTAAAAGGGATTATGTGAGTTTAAAAAATTCACTAGGAGGTTACTATGAAATTTTGTCCCGAGTGTGGAAATCCCGTAGAAGGATTTAAGTTTTGTCCTAATTGTGGATTTTCTATCGCTAACCAAACCACAGACGATACAGCAAACAAAACATTAAAACAAACTATAAAGAATTCAGTTAATTACTACGCTGCTAGAAATAGACGAACAGATAAGGCTGGCCCACTTGAGATAGATAGAGTTCATCACGCTTATCGAATTCATGGAGCTAGAAAAGCAAAAGGTTCTAGCGTAATAGGCGGTACCGCCAAGTTTATGGGAAAAGCTACCCTTGCAGCTTCTACTGCAGGTTTATCGCTCTTAATTCCAAGCAAAAAAGATAAAAATGATACTGGGTGGTATTCTTTTGAAGACTTGGTTTCATACGATTTGATAATCAACGATCAAGCTGTCGTGTCTGGTGGCGTTGGGCAGGCGTTAGTTGCTGGAGCTGTATTTGGGGGCTTAGGCGCAATTGCTGGTGGAATCGTCGCAAGAAGAAAAAATACTACCAAAATCCTTAATATGACCATTCGTGTAACGTCTAATGACTTTAATAAACCCGTTGTATTTATTGATTTGATCAGAAAACCAGTAAAAAACACTTCCAAAGAATATAAAGAAGCATTAGAAAACGCTCAACGAATTATTGGTGCGTTAGATGTAATTGCGCATAATTCGTGAACAAAAAATAATGTATCAAAAATAAAGGAGATACTTTATGAAACTGTTTTTTGAAAAAATCCAAAACATCCGTATATTTCACAATGACGATCATAAAACCCCAATTGCCATTGCCTATGACTTTCCTAAATTCCCTTCCGAAATAGATTGCTTAATAGAAATTAATTTACTAAATATAAAAGCAAATAAAGAGTATGTAATTGCGGTAAAATATATTACTAGTAGTTCCCCTACAGCACTTCATTTACTTAATAATGTATTACTGAAAGTTGAAATCGACGATATGATAAAGATTGAAGATGACTACGGCCTAGCATTCGGAACTTTCACAGCTATCCTTCCTATTGAGGAACCCGCAGAATTTGAAATAGAATTTGAATTGCGAGCGTTAGAAGATATGACGGTTATCTTAGACACATTTCGGACATATTTGGTTGTCGGAGGTAAGAAATGAGTTTAGAAAAACAAACGATTTTACATGTTATAAAGCCCGAAAATGATATAATAAAGCCAGAGGAGGATAACCTTGTGTCACAAAATTCATATAGTAAAGTAGAAATTGATTTAAAATTTACTAATCTAGAACAAAAGATAGATGCAGGATTCGAAAAGCAAACCCTACACATGGAAAAAATGTTTTCGGATTTCAAGCTAGCACAGCACAAAGAAAAAGAGGAAAATAAAAAATGGTTAATCGCTTTAACTATGGGTTCTCTTCTTTCTATCATTGGAATTGTAGTTTCTATAATTGCAATTATTGTTCGATCTAAATAAAAAATCCTCACACTCTCCTTCGCCAAAAAAATGAGTGTGAGGAAATCCGTATAAGAAAAACCATTCAAAAGGTCATTTTCTTATACCCATTTTATCAAATTTAAGGAGATTTTACAATGTGGGTAGAACAATTAGATAACGGAAAATATAAATTTTTTGAACGATACAAAGACCCGTACACTGAAAAATGGCGCAGGGTATCTATCACCTTGGATAGTGGATCCAATCGAGCAAAAAAAGAAGCACAAAAATTACTGGGTGAGAAAATAGAAAAAGCTGCCCAAAAAATATCATCGTCTGATAGACTTTTCAATGAAATTTTAAACGAATGGTGGATTTTTTATCAAAAGGAAGTCAGAAAGACTAGCGTTAGAGCACGCACTCCAGCATATAGGAGATTGTCAGAAAATTTTGCTCCAAACATTCCAATCCGTAATATTGATGTTGCTTATATTAAAAAATATATAGCCGATTCAAACTACACAAAATCTCAACTGAATCATATCAAAGTTATTTTAAACGGTACTTTTGATTATGCTCAAGAACTAAAAATTATTGTAGAAAATCCGGCCAGAGCCACCTCTCTCCCTAAGCAGCCTCTAACTTTAGAGGATTTACAATCAGTAGAAGAAAAATATCTTGAAGCAGATGAACTAGCTCTACTTTTAGAAGAACTGTATCGAACTGACCGCACATATAGAGCAGGCCTGCTTGCTGAATTTATGTCTCTGAATGGCTGCCGTATTGGTGAAGCCGTAGCCCTCGAAAAACACAACTACCATAAAAATAAAAGAGAACTAGATATCCATGGTTCTTTGGACAGTATAGACAAGGACGCACAAAAAGAACTGACCAAGACCTTATCCAGTTATAGATCTACCCACTTAACACATCGTGAAATAGAAATCATAGACGAAATCCTGGGCTTAAATACATTTTCAGCAAACACAAAATTAGGCTGGCCAAAAACAGATTACATCTTCCTTAACAACCGAGGAAAACCCATCCAAAGAAATTCTTTTAATATTACTCTGCAAAAAGCTAATAGCAGGTTAAAAAATCCAATTCAAAAACCTCTTAGTTCTCATATTTTTCGCCACACATTAGTTAGTATGCTTGCTGAAAAGAACGTACCTTTAAAAGCAATTATGGCAAGAGTAGGGCACAAAGATTCAAAAACTACAATACAGATTTATACCCACGTTACAAAAAATATGAAGGCCCATGTTGCAGACATTTTGGATGCAATCGCTCAAAGTAGAAATTGA